ACAGCAGAGTTTCTGATGAGAAATGGTGTTGATCCAAACTCACTAAAAAATGCCAATCAGGTAGAGAGTGCTATCAACATGATAGAGAATAAACCAAGAAAACAAAAAACAATAGGTGAGGCCAGAGGAATCAAATCCACAAAATCCGCAAAAGTATTTGACCTAGAGGGTAAAGAGATCGATCCTAAAAAAGGTATCATGGGTGGCAAACAGATACCAGATGATGATCTACCACCACCAGGTAGTCGTGGTGGTCCCGATGATATCGCGGCTCCGGTGCAATCGGCAGAGGAATCATTGAGAGATATGACAGAGGCAGAGATTAAAAAGAGATTAGAAAAACAAAACAAAGAGGCTGCAAAAAGATTTAAAGATAAAATGAAAGATGATCCAGAAGACATGGCACAAGGTGGACGTGCAGGTTTTAAGTTAGGATCAATCGACAAGGCACGTAGGGCATTTTTAAAAACTGTGGGAGCAGCTGGTGCAGGTATCACTGCACTTAAGACAGGACTGTTAGGTTTCACTAAAGGGGCAGCACCAATAGTAGATAAAGCTGTGGAAACTGTAACAGAAGCCCCATCATATTTTTTTGATCTAGTTTCTAAGATTAAATTATTTGGTAAACAGAGACAAACTCCAAGTTATAAAGAAAGAGTTAATGAATTTACCTACACAGGTAAAAACGGTGACCAGTATGAATTGATTGAAGATTTAGACACAGGTGAAATTATGATTCAAAAAGATAAAATGGGAGTGGGGGTCTCTGGTGATAAAAGTTTTGACGTGATAAACGATAGAACTGAAATGCGATACAAAAAACCTAAACCCGATGAAGGGGATCCAAACCCAAGTGAGGAGTATGAGGAGTACAAAGTAGAGTTTGATTCAGATGGAACTGCTGCTGACGCATCACAGATTGATGAGATATCTAAAAAAGAGATCATAGAAGAAGTTACAGAGGATGCACCATCAATTAAAAAAGCAGGTGGCGGTATTGCTAGAATGTTAGGAGAGTAATGACTCCAAAAGAATACAAACAGATGATGGACTACCTGACTCGATCAGGTGTTAGAAAACAAGTCAAGTTTGCATCAGATATAGCAAGACCAGATTCAAAACCACGAGTGCAGGAGATAGAAGTAATCAATGCATTTAACAGACGTAATCCACGAGCTGATGGTGGACGGATGGAATATTCTAAAGGAAGTAGAGTATCTGTAAAAAATGTTCCTAATCTTTTTATTATCACTCACTCTGATGGAAAAAAAATGTATGAAGCAGGAGTAATAAGTAAAAACACTGATTTAGGTCCAGCGTTAAAAAGAAGATTTCCTTTTACTAAACAAGGAAAGAAAGATGCCATTAATGCTATTAAAACACATAAAGAAAAATATCCTAACATTAGTAAAAAAACTTTATATAAAGGACAGACTACAATTCAAAAAGGTAAAGATGGTGTTTTAAAATACCAAAGAAAAAATCAACCTACAAAATACTATGATCCTAAAAAATATGGTTCCGAGGCTAAAGCTTTTGCAGCTGCAAAGAAAGATGTGGAAGCGGCTCAAGTAGCTAAAAAAACATCTGCCGTTAAAAATGTGGATGTTAAAGAAATAAAAAAACTTCGTAATGAAAATTTATCTATTCAAAAAATAGCAGATAAATTAGGTGTGGATCAAAGATTAATAAGAGATCGACTTGAAAAAGAAGGAATGTATGTAAAAAAACCAATAAACGTTAGAACAATTTTACCAGAAACTCAAAAAGACATTAAAGCTAAATTTTCTTCAATTAAAAATTGGGACTTTAATAAATTTACTTATGGAGTTTCTCCAACTGCAGATATAAGACTTTATGATAGAATAAGAGATTTTGTCGATGAACCTAAAACTTATGAAATAGCGGGAGATTTTTCTAAAGCCGAGGGTTGGTTGGCTTCACAAATGAATAGATCTTATAAATTAGGGAATCCAAACTATAAACCTATTAGAGCAATGGTTAATAATAAAAGTAAGATTGTTGGATTTATAGATAATACTGAATTTGGTGGTGGTAAAAAATATATTGTTAATGAAAGATTTATAAAAGGTAAAAATGCAGACGCTCTTTTATTTTCTGACCACGTAGATTATTTAAATACTAAAAAATTTATAGACATTTCAAAAAAAGCAAAACTCCCTGTTCAAGGAACTTTAAAAGAATTATTAAAAAATGAAGGTGTAGATACAACTAGAATATCCCTTTCTGATTTATTTAAAACTATGAAAAATAAAGTAGGTTATGATGGTGTTAAAAATGCTTTAGAAAAACACCATATATCGGGAGTTAAAAATAGAGCTACAGGTAATTATCAATTATTAGATAGAGATCTAAATGCTTTAGCACGTGAGGTAAGTAAAGAAATAGAAGAAGGAGATTTATCAAGAATAGGTGAATTAAAAAAAAGAGGTGCAATGGTTGAAGTAGGTGGTAAACTTTATGGATCTGGTCCTAAAACTCCTGAAGGTCAATTTAAAAGATTTGAAAAACAAGTCACAGATTTTTTTAAAGACTCACCAAGATCAAAAGAAATAATTAACATGTTAAAATCTCCTCAGTTTGTTTCAAAAATTCCTTTAATAACAGATTTATTTAATATGGCTGCAAGTATACCTGAAGATTTAAAAAAGAAATCATATTTAAAAGCTGGATTTAAATCTTTAGGTATTGCCGCAGCACCTTTAGTTGTGTACGATACTTATAAAGCTTTTGAACAAGGAAAACCTTTTCTTGAAGCAATAGAACAAGGTTTTATTGGAACCGATTTAATTGGTGGTACAAAAAGAATTTTATCACTTACACCTGAAGAAAGAGAGGCGAGAAGCGTTGTTAAACAGGATGCATTAAAAGATTTGAATTTAGATATGCCTATGGGTTTTGGTTTTATCGAAGGTCCAACACCAAAAACAGATATGACTTTACAAGAGGCACAACAGAAAATGGATGCAGGAGTACAGAGAGTAAAAGAAGAAGAGGCACAAAAAAATTTATTAAGGTCACAAAGTAGAGGATTTGGAACACCTGTAATGGCTGATCAATTTTTATCAGGTGGTGGTATTGCAGGTTTATCAGGTGGCAAAAAATCAGGCCCACCACCGATATCAGGACCCACTCCACATGGAGACGAGGGGTTGCCAGCAGCGTTTAAAAATGTTAGGAAGAGATAGGAGTATTAAATGGCAGAAATAGACAAAGGACTCCCGAACACTAGAACCGAGATCAAAGTTCCATCAGAAGAGGAACTACAAGAGGTTGCCGTTCAGGAACCAGTAGATGAAAAAGGACCAGTAGAAGTCACACCCGAAGAGGATGGCGGAGCCACAATTAATTTTGAACCAGGTGCAATCAATATACCTGGCACAGAAAATCATTTTGATAATCTAGCAGATATATTACCAGACGATATACTTGACCCTATCGGCAACGAGATGGTTCAAAATTATATGGATTACAAAGCATCGAGAAAAGATTGGGAACAATCTTACATTCAAGGTCTAGATCTTTTAGGATTTAAATATGAAAACAGAACAGAACCTTTTCAGGGAGCTTCAGGTGCAACACACCCGGTGTTAGCAGAGGCAGTCACACAGTTTCAAGCACAAGCATACAAAGAATTATTACCAAGTGATGGACCTGTCAGAACACAGGTGATAGGTTTAAAAAATCCTGGTACAGAGCAACAGGCACAACGTGTAAAAGATTTTATGAATTATCTGATAATGGATCAGATGAAAGAATATGAAGAAGAGTTTGATTCAATGTTATTTCATCTACCACTCGCAGGTTCTACATTTAAAAAAGTTTATTATGATGTACCACTAGGTAGAGCAGTATCAAAGTTTGTGCCAGCAGATGAATTAGTTGTGCCATATACTGCAAACAGTCTAGAGGATGCAGAGGCAATCATACACGTCGTCAAGATGTCAGAGAACGAATTAAGAAAACAACAGGTATCTGGTTTCTACAGAGATGTAGAATTGGGACCACCAGGTCATGTAGAGAAAAATGATCTTGAGAAAAAAGAAAGAGATTTAGATGGCACTAAAAAAACAGGTAAACAAGAACCTGTCTACACATTATTAGAGTGTCATGTTAATTTAGATTTAGAAGGTTTTGAAGATACAAACTCTGAAGGACCTACTGGAATAAAATTACCTTACATCGTAACTGTTGAAGAAGGTAGCCGATTAGTTCTCTCCATACGGAGAAACTATGCGCCCGATGATCTAAAGAAAAATAAGATCCAATATTTT